GTCAGATTGGATTGAGGCAGAACGGATGCGACAGATCAAGAAGTACGAGGCACAACGCAACCGATAATTTAGGATTATTTCCATGAGTAACTCGATTTTAACCATCGACATGATCACGCGTAAGGCGCTTGAGATTCTCGAAAACAACTTGGTTCTTACCCGTAACGTAAACCGCCAGTACGATGACAGCTTTGCTGTTGAAGGCGCAAAGATTGGTTCAACCCTGCGTATCCGTTTGCCGGATCGCGCACTTGTAACTGACGGCGCAGCCCTTCAGGTTCAGGATGACAACGAGCAGTTCACAACTCTTGCTGTTTCCACCCAGAAGCACATTGGCGTTAACTTCACGACTGCTGAATTGACCATGCAGTTGGATGATTTCGCTGACCGCGTTCTCAAGCCACGTATCTCGCAGCTTGCTTCAAGCATCGACGCTGACGTTGCCAACTCGTACCTGACCATCGGTAACACGGTCGGCACGCCCGGCACAGTACCCGGCACTTCGGCAGTTCTTCTTGCTGCACAGCAGAAGCTGAACGAAAACGCTGCTGTAATGTCACCACGTTATGCGACTGTTAACCCAGCCGCCAACGCTGGTTTGGTTGAAGGTCTAAAGGGTCTATTCAACCCAACCGACACGATCAGCAAGCAGTTCAAGAATGGCATGATGGGTACTGGCGTACTTGGTTTTGACGAAATCAATATGTCGCAGTCCATCAAGCAGTTTACCACTGGTTCGCGTACTGCAACTGGCGGAACGACTTCGGCGGCTGTTACCGCTGAAGGTGCAACCACCATCGCCATCACTGGCGCTGGCGCATCGGCTACAATTAAGGCTGGCGACGTGTTTACTGTTGCTGACTGCTTCCAAGTCAACCCACAGACCCGTGAAAGCACTGGTTCGTTGTTCCAGTTCGTTGCTCTTGCTGATGTCACACTCAGCGGCGCTGGCGCTGGTAACGTAACTGTTGCTGCAATCTACTCGGCAGCACACGCACTTGCCACTGTTAACACTCTGCCCGGTAACTCCAAGGCAATCGTGTTTGTTGGTACGGCTTCTACGCAATATGCTCAGAACCTTATCTACCACAAGGACGCTATCACCTTCGCAACCGCCGACCTTCTGCTCCCACAGGGCGTAGATATGGCTTCGCGTCAGGTGCATAACGGTATCTCGCTCCGCGTTGTTCGTCAGTACGACATCAACAACGACCGTATGCCTTGCCGTATTGACGTTCTGTATGGCTACAGCACGATCCGTCCGCAGATGGCTGTTCGGATGTGGGGTTAATCTAACACGGCCCTCGGTTCGCCGGGGGCCACACTTTTTGAAGGATTTTTATTATGGCTTTACCAAATGGCGCCGGCGGTTATCAAGTCGGAGACGGTAATCTTACCGAAGTTAACCTTACAACGTCACCTGTCGCTGTTGCATATACCGCAGCAGCTACACTAACTGCTGCCGATTTGGGCGGTGGTTTGGTCGTATACAACTCCGCTTCAGCGGCAGACCTTACACTTCCTGCGGTCAGCGTTGTTAACGCAACCATCAGCAGCGCAAAGACAAACTCAGCATTTGATATTGCTTTGGTTGCTCTTGCTGCTGGTGTACCTACGATTGTAGTAGGCACTGGCTGGACCTTGGTTGGTTCAGGCGCAGGCGTTGCTTCTAAGAGCGTACTGTTCCGCGCAGTTAAAACTGGCGCTGAAACGTACAATCTGTACCGCATCGCTGGCTAATAGGTTTGCCCCGGCTTCGGTCGGGGCATCCTTTTCAGGAGAAAATCAATGGCTAATACAAAACCTATTGGTGTTGCTTTCCTCGACCAAGATATTATTGGCGCCCAATATATCTTGAGCGATGAGCAAATCGGCTACACCGCCGCAGCACAAGGTACGGTTACGCAAGCAACAGATAAGTCAACTGCCGTCACACTAAACAAATCCGCTGGCCGCATCACCATGAACAACGCGTCGCTGACTACTGCCACTAACGCTACGTTCACGCTGAACAACAGCTTTATTTCTGCAAATGACACTGTTATTCTTACTATCTCTGGCGGTCAAACAACCCCCGGATCATACAACGTGTTTGCTAACTCGCTGGCTGCTGGCTCTGTCAGCATCAGCCTGCGTAACATTTCTGGCGGTACGCTGTCAGAAGCAGTAGTAATTAACTTTGCAATCATTCATTGCGTATAACTAAATTGGACGGCTTTCGGGCCGTCCACTTTTAAATTTTTTGCGAGGATTTTGGCATGGCCAGCGCGGGAGACATAATTAACGGTTCGCTTAGGCTGCTAGGCGTCTTGGCCGAAGGTGAAGTCCCGTCGGCTGAAACGTCGCAGGACGCGCTGAATGCCATGAACCAGATGATTGATAGCTGGAACACAGAGCGACTGTCCATCTTCTCGACGCAAGACCAAGTGTTCACATGGCCTTCTGGCATCATCAGCCGCACGCTTGGACCAACTGGCAACTTTGTTGGCAACCGCCCCATCCTGCTTGACGATGCAACGTACTTTGTCGATCCCGGCACGGGCGTCAGCTACGGCATTAAAATGATTAACCAGCAGCAGTATGACGGCATCGCGGTCAAGACTGTTACATCTACATTCCCACAAGTTCTCTTTGTCAACATGACATACCCCGATATTGATATGTACATCTACCCGCGCCCTACGCGCAACCTGACATGGCATTTCATTTCGGTTGAAGAACTTACGCAGCCTGCAACGCTGGCAACCGTATTGAGTTTTCCGCCCGGCTATCTGCGTGCGTTCCGCTATAACTTGGCCTGCGAAATGGCGCCTGAGTTTGGCGTAGAGCCATCATCGCAAGTCCGCCGTTTGGCGATGGCGTCCAAACGTAACTTGAAACGCATCAACAACCCCGGCGACATTATGTCTGTACCGTACAGCCTCATCGCTTCACGCCAACGCTTTAACATCTATGCAGGGAATTACTAAATGTCTAATATTACTATCTCCGCGCTGCCTGTTGCCGCTTCGCAAGCTGGCGCTGATGTATTGCCGATTGTTCAGGCCACGACCAATACAACTAAGCAATTATCCATAACCAACTTATTCACCAGCCCAGCGTTTGTTACGCCCGCACTAGGAACGCCGACCAGCGGTAACTTGTCGAATTGCACCAGCCTACCTATTTCAACGGGCGTAACCGGTCTTGGGGCAGGTATAAATACTTTTTTAGTTAGCCCTACATCAGCTAATTTGCGGACTGCTTTGACAGACGAGACAGGTACAGGATCAGCAGTGTTTGCAACTTCACCTACGATCACTACACCTACGCTTACTACGCCTACGCTTACTACGCCGGTATTAACTTCACCGACGTTGACAGATGTATTGGCTACATCGGCAGCAGCCCCTACTATAGCAAGCGCGGCTACTATAGCGCCGACAAAAGACATTACGTTTATAAGCGGGGTAGCGGCTATCGCTACAATTACTGCTCCTTCGCCTATATCAACGGGCGGCGGAACCATAACTTTAATACCCACAGGTATTTTTACAACCACTACGGCGGGGAACATTGCGCTGGCGTCTACGGCTGTAGTCAGCAAGGCTTTGACCATGACTTACGACGTTACGGCGGCTAAATGGTATCCGAGTTACTAAGCAATGAAAACTCCTATCCTTGGTTCCGCGTATGTTGCTAGAAGTGTCAACGCCGCCGACAACCGCATGGTCAATCTGTTCCCAGAGATTGTCCCAGAAGGCGGCAAAGAACCAGCGTTTCTTCAGCGCGCGCCGGGCCTGACTACCTTAGCGACTGTTGGCACTGGACCTATTCGCGGGCTGTGGACATATGGAAATTACGGTTATGCCGTGTCGGGCACAACGCTGTACCAAATTGACAGTAACTGGAACGCAGTTGCTAAAGGCAGTGTGGGCGGCTCTGGCCCTGTCAGCATGGCTGACAACGGCACGCAGCTATTTATCGCGGCTAATTCCACAGGATACATTTACAACGCCCTTACCGACGTGTTTCAGCAGATCACCGATCCTGACTTCCCCGGCGCGAGCACGGTCGGATACATCGACGGCTATTTTACGTTCAATGAGCCTAACAGCCAGAAAATCTGGGTTACGCAACTACTCGACGGCTTATCCGTTGACCCACTGGAGTTTGCCAGCGCCGAAGGCAACCCAGATAATGTAACGGCGGTTTTTGTAGACCACCGCGAAGTCTGGGTGTTTGGCACGAACTCGACCGAAGTCTGGTACGACGCAGGGCTGCTTGACTTCCCGCTAGCCCGTATACAAGGCGCATTTAACGAATTAGGCTGCGCTGCCCCGTACAGCGTTGCCAAGATGGATAACCAGATTTATTGGCTGGGCAAGGATGCGCGCGGTCAAGGGATTGTCTATAAGGCCGCTGGATACATTGGCCAGCGCGTGTCTACGCACGCTATCGAATGGCAGATGCAAGAGTATGCCAACATCTCAGACGCCACCGGCTACACGTATCAGCAGGATGGCCACAGCTTCTACGTCCTGAACTTCCCGAGCGCCGACACCACATGGGTCTACGATGTTGCTACCGGCGCATGGCATGAGCGGGCGTCGTTTGCCAGCGGCGATTTTAACCGCCACCGTGCCGACAACCAGATGTTTTTCAACAGCACCACGGTTGTAGGCGACTATCAGAACGGCAAAATTTACGAGTTTGACCTGAACGTATACGCTGATGATGGCGCACCGCAGAAATGGCTGCGGTCATGGCGCGCACTGCCCACAGGCGCTAACAACCTCTCGCGTACTATCCAGCACGCCATGCAGCTTGACTGCGAGACGGGCGTTGGCCTAAACGCCTACCCTGCTTACGATGCCGAAGACCTTGCCACTGAATCAGGTGACGTCCTTGTGGCCCAGTTTGTGCAAGGATATTTGACTACGCAAGCCGGCGACCAGTTAGTCACGGAAGCCAACGATAATAACGAGTCATTGGTTACCCAAGTGCAACCCGCCGAAGATTACAACGGATACGCGCTTGCAACAATATCATATCCCGAAGCGCCGGGGTATACACCGCAAGCTATGTTGCGTTGGTCAGACGATGGCGGCCATACATGGTCTAACGAACATTGGAAGTCGATGGGCAGAATTGGCAGATTTGGGCATCGCACCATTTGGCGCCGCCTTGGCGCGACGATGAAAATACGTGACCGCGTCTACGAAGTGTCTGGCACAGACCCTGTACGGATTTACGTCATGGGCGCTGAACTGCTGCTTAGTGGGACAAGCGCATAATGGCACTAGCGCCTATCAACCCAACTAACATTACGCCGCCCCGCGTTGCCTTTATTGACGAACGGTCGGGGGCGATTAGTCGTGAATGGTACCGGTTCTTCCTATCGCTGCGAAATGCTACGCAAGACAACCAAGAACAAGTTACGTTATCAACAGACACAGAATCGCTGTTAGCGTCCTATGACGCCATGCTGGCGGAATTAGCACAGGCTACAGAAATACAACCTGACTGCTGCGCTTCTGGTCAAGCTGTCATAGCAAGCGACATTCAAGGTCTGTCGCTCACACCGACCGCTGCCGCAATATCTGCTTTAGCTGTTGTGCAATCTGAAGTTTTTGGTTTAGGGCTTGCGCCTCGTTCAGAATTAGGCACAATCGCTACTAAAAATATAGGTGCGTCTGGTTCTTTTACGGCGGGCGCTAACACCGTCACAGTGGTTGACGGCATTATCACCAGCATTGTTTAAGGAGAATTAATATGGCCGTGAATATTAGTAACATCATCCCCGCCAAAACAGCGGAAGCCACGCAGACAACGCAATACACGTCAAACGGCGTGCAGACGATCATCGACAAGTTTACAGCGACTAACTACAGCGCAGTTGCTGCAACGCTCAGTGTCAACCTGATTACGGCTGCTGGTTCCGCGGGTAACGACAACTTGATTGTCAAGGCTAAAACGCTTCAGCCGTCTGAGACTTACACGTTTCCTGAACTGGTAGGCCAAGTGATACCTAACAATGGCTTCATCAGCACAATCGCTGGTACGGCTACGTCCATCAACATTCGTGCGTCGGGTCGGCTAGTCAGCTAATGTCTGTAACAATCCGCCCCGCTACCGTTGAGGATATACCATGCTACATGGACTTGGCGGCAGCGTTTGTGGCGACAACACCTGTCAGTCATATAATCCCGTTTGACCGCGATAGCACCGCCGCATTTATTGAAAGCGCACTAGACAACGAGAACATGACTGTTTTGGTGGCGGAAGACGATGGCGAACTGATCGGAATTACTGCGGCAATTGCGTACCCTATATACTTCAACCCCGCAAAGTTAGTCGCGCAGGAGTTATGGTGGTATATAAAACCCAGCGCGCGGGGTGGAGCAGCATCAAAATTGCTGTTTCAAGAAATAGAAAAATGGGGTATGAGTAAACAAGCAGAAGCTATGTTTATGGTCGCGCTAGATAACGACCGCATTGAAGCTATGGTAAAACTGTACGGGCGTCTAGGGTATACACCTACAGAACGCACGTTTGTAAAGGAATTGAACTAATGGCAATTAGTACCGCAGCAGCCATTTTAGGCGCCGCCGTCATTGGGGGCGGCGCGTCCGCAATAGCATCTAGTAAAGCCTCTAAAGCGCAAAGAAAAGCGGCTGAACAAGCAACCATAGCGCAAAAAGACGCTTTAGATAAACAGATAGCCCTTCAAGAACCGTTTCGCCAAGGCGGGCTTACCGCGCAAAATCAGATTATGCAGTTGCTGGGTATTGGCGGCAACAAAGCCGCTGCGGGCTACGGTAGTCTGGGTAAGTCTTTTGGCCGATCAGACTTTCAGCAAGACCCCGGCTATGCTTTCCGTCAAGC